AATCCGATTGCCATTTTAATCTCCTAATATGTTGCGATAATACGCATGTAAGTATTTATACTAGCCATAAAAAAAGCAGACCGAAGTCTGCTTTCTTTATTGTTACAGTCTAGCTAAATTAAGCTAATTTTAAGCCTGGGCTTGTAACTGTTAACTGAGCGGCACCACAATAAACATTACCGTATGCACCAATGTTACCTAATGTGCGTAGGTTTGTTTGTAATGTAGCATTGTCCCAGCTTGAACGCTCAACTACAACGCTTAACTGTTGTGCACCACTTGTACCAGCGTCAACTTGGTAAGCAACAACTGTTGCGTTACTTGCGATCTGCTGTAATAATGTTTCAACAGCACCTGCTGTTCCGTCACCACCACGCTGTAATTCGTCTTTTAAAACGCCAGCGCCAGCGGCAAAACTTAATAAGTGTGTTGAGATTGGTGAGTTAATACCTGTATTGATGATAACTGCGTTAGCAATGCTACGACCTGCATCTACGTTAACAACACCAGCTGAATCACCGTTTACTTTTGTTACTCCGATTGCCATGTTTCTTCTCCTAATATTAGTGCGAAATACGCATGTTAATATTTATACAAGAATAGAGAATTTATGGTTTAGCAAAGTTTGCGGCACTAAAGCCTGCACGGTCTACTATTTTGACTAGTCCTTGCGGAGTTGGAAACACAAAACCTTCACCTGCGGGTTGATCATTTACATACTGCTCAAACCCTTGTACCTGTGCATCTAACTGCTGATGTAAGTTTTGCTTATATTGTAGTATAGCATTGAATATTGCTGTGAGTCCTTCTGCACCTGGACTGGCTACAGGTTTGCCCTGTGCGTTTTGTGCAAATAATAACCCACTATAATCATCACCTACTAGTGCTTGGTATTGTTTAGCACTGGTATTACCTTCTAACCAAGTATATAACGGCTGTGTTGTTTGTCCTGTTACATATTGATTAAAGTAACGTTTAATCTGCTGTATTGTACTTGCTGGTATTTGTGCTAGTAGTTGATCAACTGCACTACCATATTTTTGTACTGCGGCTTTGGCCTTCTTTTCTGCTTGTACAGGCTCTTTAAGTTCAAAACGTATACCAGCACTAGGTGTTAATACTGCTACGCCACCTGGAACATTCTTCAAACCTTTGCCGTCCCATTGCGCACTAGTACCGCCCGGTTGGTCAAACTTTTGATGTACAACAATACCGCCTACGCTATTACCTACCATTTTTCCCAAGTTACTGTTAACTGGAATACGGTATTCAACTGTATTTGGTTTGAAGTTATATGATCCTGCTTGTGGCTGTAACTGTCCTGCGTACAGTAAGTCACCCCAATAAAAGCCTGAACCTTCTGTTGCGGCATCTAGCCCTGGCCAAATCTGTGCTAATTTATTGTACAAATCTCCACGTAGTCCACCTTGTGCTTTGGTGCTGTCGTACTGCTTCCACTCATCAATACTTTTAGCCAATACACCTTTTGACCACATATACTTGTCCATAACTGCTAGTCTACCGTCAGCAGGGTCACGTCCAAATATAAGTGCTGGGAATCCATCCCATTTAATAGTAAGTTTGTTTGGGTTCGATACAACTGCACCAAGGCCAGCAATCTGCTGACTAGCGGCCGCACTACCTGAGAATATTGCGTCCTCTGGGTGTGGGGTACGTCCTTTAACATCTTCTGTTAAGGTTTTAATAAAACTGTATTCAGCACTTTCAGCCATACTGTTAAACCAAGCACCTGTGCCTGGTAGTGGTGCTGACTCTGGTAATTGTATGTTGGAACGCTCTAGTGTTTCCCTTGCTCTACTGACCAACTGATCGTAATTACTAGCACCTTTGATAGCATCTATAATGTCGTCTGCTGTATTAAGTTTGCCTACAGGAATGCCTGTTACTTTACTAAGTGTAGCAGGCGTTTTACCACCTTCATAGGGTTCGTCTGTGTCTCTGTGTACAAGTCCGTGTTTGTAACTCCACTTTAGATTAGGCTGTAGTTCAGCAACAATACTGCTTAATATAATGTGTCTGGCCATACCAGGTAGTACACTGCCTTCACCACTGCCCGACATAGCAAAGGATTGCCATGCTGGATCATCTGTAAACATTAGGTCTGCTTGTGCATAACCATTGGCAGGATCACCTGCTATAGGCGCTTTGACATGTACGCTGTCGCCAGACTTTTTAATATCTGTTTTAGCAACGCCTGCGGCCAACAACATTTGTATAAGTGTGTCTTTGTCTGTAGTGTTAGAATCAACTTGTAGGTCAAGGTCGCCTGATGTGGCTTTTTTACCTGTGCTACCTAACCAAGTGTTTGTGGGGAATTTTAAGCCTGAAACTTTTTCAAGCCATGCTACTGTGCTAGGAATATCTTCTCGTTTAATACGTTGTGTTAAAGGATTTTTATCAGCATCCTTAAAGATATTTCCACCTTCGGATAGTATCATACATTATCCTTAATTGCGATCAGCCCAGTCATCAACTAACCGTCCTAGTTTACTATTTGGATTTAGGTAAGCACGGTGCATAGAGCTCCACCAACCTGCTGGTGTAAGATCAAATTGATAATTTATATTACTTTCATATCCCAAGTCTCTTGCTGGGACAACTATTTGTCTTATAAACATATGATGATGCGGAGCACGAGTTTGGAAGAATGTTGTCTTAGGATCTATACCTTCTAATTTATTAGTATCAACCCAAACATCTGTAGATTCAATGTATTGTCTCTCGTCATCAGTGATTCTAGCACTCTGTAAAACTCCAATGCTCTTTAAGTAATCAATTTTTGTATTGATATTTTGATTAGGGTTCCCTTGTGGCCTTGGCTGTTCTTGACGTGGTTGCTGTTGTTGCTGTTGCTGGCGTGGTTGCTCTTGATCTTGTTGTTGCTGTTGATCTTGTGGTTGATCTTGTGGTTCCTCTGGTTGTGGATCATTATTTCCTTTAAATGAATTCCAAGCGGAAGTAACTTTTTGTTTTTGTGCGTCTAGCCAATTTTTTTGATCTACTTTTTTCTGTAATTTTGCTAGTCTCGCTTGATCAACTTTTTCTTGGCTGCCAGGTTGAAATGGCAAATACGGGTTAGGATTAAAACCTCGTCTACTACCTCGTTGAACTGCTCCGACAATAGCGTCGGCCCAACCACCACCCGACGGTTTTTCTTGTCTGGCCTGTGTTATTGGGTTTCCTTTTTCGTCTTTACCTATAACAATTTGTTCTGTAATCTCTTTAATCTTCACGCCCAAATCTCCTAATCCTGCGAGTAAATTTACTTGGATCTTGGTGTTTAATACTGTTCAACAGTCTACGCTCAAGCTCTAGCGCCTGCTCTGGCTCATAGTGCTCTTTAATATAGTTGATCAAGTTGATAGCACCCTGTATAACGTGACTCGCACGGCTTTCCACTAGATTGGATCTATCGCGAGTGACTGGCATATCAGCAAGTTCTGACAGGATACTACGAGTTTTCTTTTGCAAAATTTACTCCAGGTTTGTAGTATTTAGTGTTATACTTTTTAATAGTATCTGTAATTTTTGTTTAACTTTTGCTCGTACTCAGCCTGATAGTAACAGTCTATATAATCTTTAGCCCATAAGTTAATATCATATAAAAAACTATTAATATCACACCAGCGATTCATATGTTTTTCGATGTCAGTTTGATCGATAACGTGGACGAACTCTGCTGATTGTTCAACTATGTCAGCAAACTCTAAATTTATAACATTGGGGTGTTTGACTGGCAAGAAAGGTAAAAGATAGTTTTTTGCAGTTTCTCTCATTTTATCTATTAGATCTAGCCCTGTTACATCTTCCCAGGTAGGACGATAATAATGATAATAAGCTCGAGCCCATCTATATATTTTACTCTTATAAGTGGTAGTTGTTATACATATTGTTTTATCAAAATTGTCTAATAATTCTTTAGTAGGATGACAATGCGTTGCTATCCAAGCACCAGCTGGTTGAGTAATGTTGTTTAGCGCATCAATCATATCAGACACATTATAGTCGATTAGTATACTACCATTATCACCTATTTTACCTAACGAATGATTAATACTATTAATTGATCCCGGCATATACCCATTCTTAGGCTCGCTGTATGTCTTATTAAGTATATCGCAGAGAAGGCCACCACAGGTATAGTGAGGGAAAGCAATTAAATTATACATTAAAAAAACTTTCTACATTATTAAAGATATGTCGCCATTTTTGATTTCGTTGTATATCTAGTTTGTTTAGATAATCTACTAAGTCTGTATCCGGTATAAACTTTTCTTTTTCTAGCATTTGCACAATAGGATGTGCTTCTCCATACTTGTTTTTAATCTTCGTTCTAAGTTTGACAGGAGTCTTTGCTATGTCAAGATTTCCTCTACATAGATGCAAATTTAAATCCGATTTGTCACCAACTTTGTTAGTTTGTATAGTGTCATTGAACCATTTTTCAAATTCATCAAAATAAAAGATATTCAAAGGATTAAGAGTATGTTCAACACCAAACATCACGTTATTAGGTACGGTGTCTATCGCTTCTTTAACAAAATCATTTAACTTATTCCACTGATAAGGCCAACGCAAGTAAGTAAACTGATCACCAATGCCGTCTATACTGGCTACCCATTTTACAAGTTTAAATTTTTCCCAAGTTTTCAAAGCACGTTTAGTGGGCATAATACTAAAGTTACTGGTATATTGTACAGTTACCTGATCAGGATTATCGATGAGGTCTAATACTTCAACGTGTACATTAGACATTAACGGTTCGCCACCGCCAAACTTAATATACTTTAAATTAGATAAATTTTGTTCTGCTAGTACCTGTAGAAACTTGTCTTTAATAACACCTTGCTTATCTTCTGTATGTAGTTTAATGATGTTTTTAGATTGTTCTATATTGTTTCTGTTATTCTCTCGATACCAAAAACTACTAGACTCTGCATCACAGCTAGGACAGGCTAAATTACATTGCTTATTAATAGCAACTGTAATCATTTCTAAATTTTCATTTTGTCCGTCGAGAATGTCGAAGGATGCTTGTCGATAACTGTATACTCCACTTTGTTCCATTTGGAGACAGGTTGCACAATTCTTTTCTAAATCAGACTCTAACCATTTTTTTCTGTAATTGTTGATATTGCTCGATTGTAGTATATCTATAGTTGCAAAATAGCAACAAGGTGATACTGTAAATTCGTAAGTATTGTTATTATAGGCTAGGCCGTTAGATAAATGCCGGCAAAAATCAGACATTATTCGGCCTTAGTCTTCAAGCCAGCAAGCATTTGTTTAAGTTTTGTGCTGTCTACGTTAGCCTGTACTTTGCCTACATCTTGCGGCTGTGTTAGTGGCGTAACTGTGCTAGTGGATTTGATCTGACTCATTATATCTGCAGGTTTCTGTCCGCCAAAACCACCGCCTTCTGTTTGTCCTTCTTCGCCTGGATCTGTAATGCGCAAACTTTCTAAGTTAAACTCTAAGTCTACCTTTGTACCAACACCACTGCTACTACGTGTTTTCATCAACTGTATTTGATAACGTCCACGCTCACGCATAGCTCTACTTGTAAAGATACCAAACACGTTATCTGCTGTGTTGATCTTACTAATACCACCCGATATATGACTGTGGTC